TGTAATTATCGTTGCGGCTACTGTTGTCCACAGGCAAGTACATTGTGGATGGATGAAATTAAAAAACACGGTAACTATGATCTAACTTATAATCAATATGGTATTGACTTTTTAGATTGGGGAACATACTACGGTCCTAAAGATGACAATCCGTATATTGAAGCATTTTGGAAATGGTGGCCAAGTTTGCGTAAGGATCTTTGGACTTTACGAATTACTGGTGGAGAGCCACTAATGAATCCAGGTGCAATGCAGTTCTTTGACTTGTTAGAAAAAGAACCTGCGCCGCAATTAGAAATTAGTATTAACAGTAACTTAGGTGTTACTAAAGCTAAAATGAATAGGATGTATGATCGTATTCAGAGCTTGCTAGAACAAAAGAAAATTAAATCCTTTAGTTTATACACCAGTATTGAAGGATGGGGCGAGCAAGCAGAGTATATGCGTACAGGATTAAAATGTGAACATTGGGAAGATAATTTTAAAGAAGCCCTACGCAGAGGATTCAAAGTTGGTATTATGTGTACATACAATGTTTTGTGTGTTGCAACATATCAAAACTTTTTAGAGCGTGTAATGCACTGGCGTAAAGAAGTAGGACCAAATGGGCTACACCAAGTACAATTTGATGTACCTTATCTTAAAGAGCCACCGCATTGGATGCTTAACATTCTTCCAAGAGACTTTTTAATGCCTCATATGGACGCAACATTAGAATATATTAAAAATAACAAAGAATGGTTTACTGACGTTGAATACGAAAAAATGAAACGTGTAAGAGATTACGCAGACCAAAATCCTGTAGATAAAGAAAAAATTCGTCAAGGACGTAGAGACTTTTATAGTTTCTTTAAAGAAAACGATAAACGATTAGGCACAGATTTACTTAAAACATTTCCTATGTATGAGGAGTTTTACAATCAGTGCAAAGAGGTACACGACAACTATGATAAATGAAAAGAATAAAAAATCTTGGTGTGTAAATGCATTTCATTCATTAAGTGGCGATAACAATGGTGCCACAAAAATCTGTTGTATGATTGATGACCCTGAACGTGATGAATTACGTCTAGGAACTGATCCTTTAAGCAAGCATTTTGATAGAAAATTTTGGAATGAAGTTAGAAATGACCTAGAAACAGGAACACGACATCCTGCTTGTCATAGATGCTTTGAGGAAGAAGATGCTGGCAGAAAAAGTAAAAGAGTAAGAGACAACGAACGTTATGAATGGGAACTTTCTCGAGGCGAAGTTAATCAATATGATGGACTAGCAAAAGTAGAACTAAACTTAGGTAATACTTGTAACATTAAATGTAGAACGTGTGCTCCTGCAATTAGCAGTAAATGGATGAAAGAATATTGGGATATTTATGAATCTGACAGAGTAAGTTATCGTGACTGGGCTAAAGATATGGATGTATTTTATAAAAGTTACGATGAGCATAGTCCATTTTGGGATGATATTGAAGAAGCATTACCAACTGTACAGCAGTTTGACTTTTACGGCGGCGAGCCTTTTATGAGCAAAAAAATGTGGGCATTATTGCAAACAGCAGTTGAAAAAGGCTATAGTAAAAATATCTCTTTACACTATAATACCAACGGTACACATTGGCCGAAAGAAGTAGAGATTTGGAAAGAGTTTAAAAACGTTAATTTAAGTTTTAGCATTGACGGAATATATGATAGATTTGAATATATGCGTCATCCTGCACAGTGGTCAGATCTAATGACTAATTTAAATAATGCACAAAAGTTTAAACAAACATATCCAAACTTATCTCTAAGTTGGTGCATTACATTAAGCACTATTAACATTTTTAACTTAAAAGAAACACTAGACTTTTACTACAAAAACTTTGGTGATATGGGACATTATTTAAATCTTGTACACGGTCCTGCTCATTATAATATTAACATTTTGCCAGATGAAGTAAAAAAACACGTAGTTGCAGAATTAGAAAGTATTTCAAAAGAATACACAAATACTTGGCACCAATTACCTGGCATTATTAACTTTATAAAAAACGGAACACCAAACAAACACGAGTGGAAAAAGTTTTTAACAACTACTGAGATACACGATGTTTATAGGAAAGAAAATTTTGCTGACACTTTTAAAGAATATAACGAGGTCATCCGGAATGTGGGATTCTAAAAATTTAGTCCAAATGCACATAGAGCTAACAAATGCGTGTAATGCTGCTTGTCCTATGTGTGTTCGGTTTCATAAAAATAGTCCACTTCCAAGACCTGACTTGCAAACAGGACAAATTACATTAGAATTGTTTAAAAAGTATTTTCCAGAAAAAATTCTTAAACAAATTGACTTAATTTTGTTTTGTGGTGTACACGGCGACCCAGGTGTTGCTAGAGATACATATGAAATTTGTAAACATATTTCAGATACTGCTCCTAAAACTAAGATAATGTTTAATACTAATGCAGGTATGAGAACTCCTGATTGGTGGGATAAGATGGGCGAGTTGTTTGCAAAAAATAAACACAAAGATTGGTTAATGACGTTTAGTGTAGATGGTTTAGAAGATACTAATCATATCTATCGTAGGAATGTAGTTTGGGAAAAGCTAGAAGCAAACATTCGTGCTTTTACTAAGCACAATCCTAAAAGTGCCTGGGACTTTTTAATTTTTAAGCATAATGAACATCAGTTAGAAGAAGCTAGACAAAAATGCAAAGAGCTTAACATTACTGAGTTTATTCCAAAGAAAGCGTTAGGTGTTGATAATGGTGTTTCTCTACAACGTATGCCTGCACTAACTAAAGAAGGTGAATTAGATTATTATATCGATGCTCCTAGCGATCCGAGAAATAGAAGTTTAGAAAATCCAACTGGTCCTGTTCAAGATGGTTATCATCCTTTTGATAGAGATGATTATTTTAAAATGAAAAAAGAAAAGTCTACAGCATATTATCAAGAACAGGTTGAACGAGTATATGATGGTATCGCACCAGATACTAAATGGGACAAAATGAAAATTAGCTGCAAAAGTAAAATAGGCAGCGGAACAGAAATTTTTGTAGATAACTTTGGTCGTGTAATGCCTTGTTGTTACATTGGCACACACCTAAATGGCACTTATACTGACGCTCGCAGTATGCAATTACACAAGGCAATGAATGATTATGGTTGGGATAAGTTTGATCTTAATCTACATAGTTTAGAAGAAATTTTATCAGAAGGACACCTAAATCGTGTGTTTGCAGATACGTGGAATTTAAAAAGCGTTAAGTGCGGTAAAATGGCATATTGTGCAGATACTTGTGGCCAAGTTAGCGGTATTGATAAAATCTTCACACACGAAGAAATTGAAGATACATCAAGATTTATTAGGGAGTCAAAATGCGATTTATAGCATACGGTTGCAGCTACACTTACGGCGCTGAACTTGCAGACGACTGGTTAACTGGCAAACATCATAACACTATAGATAAAGAAAAAGTAGAATTAGGCGCAAACAAATTCTATCAAAAGTATACTAGTTGGCGGGGGTTTGGCCCAATCGATGATAATCCAGAATATGTTAAACGGTCAAACGAGCGTAGCTATGCAGCAGAAATTGCTAAAACTATTGGTGCTACAGAATATATAAACAAGGCTAAATCAGGAAACACTAACAAGGCAATGTTTTTAGATGTTGCTCAAGATATACAAAATGGGTTTCTTAAAAAAGACGACATTATATTTGTTGGATTAACTAGTAGTGACAGATATACTTGGTTTGATAGTGGCCGTACTCATCACGGGTTACCCGGCGGCGGCTCCTGGCCAAATGATAAAGTAAGAGTAGCAATTTTAGGTTCTTGGACAGATGACGATTTTGCTTATGAAACTATTCTAGCAACTAGAGCATTACGAGACCTTTTAAAAGATTATAAGTTTTTTTATCAAACAATTCATTTTCCGTATACAAGGATACCATATAAAACAGCATTAACAGAATCTATATTAGTTGAGTTAAAAGATATTGATGACAATGCAGTTGTACCAGAATATAGTATGTGGGATGAAATTACGTGTAACAAAAATCTTCCAGATCCGCCTTCACACGGATTTCAACATCCAAAAATTGAAGTAGCAAACGCAGTTGGTAAAAAAGTTGGTATAGCATTAAGAACTAAGTTAGGATTAGACAAATGATAGATAAAGAAAAATTTTGTAGTTTTCCTTTTGATAGTATATTCTTAGGAGCAGACGGCAAGGTTAAAACTTGTTGTACTGCTAGAGATGAGCTTGGTGATTTAAACACACAGACAATTGAAGAAATTGTCCACGGCAAACGTGCAAAAGAAATTAGAGAAGGAATTATTTCAGGAAACTGGGATATGAAAAATTGCTCTCAGTGTGCTCAGCTTGAAGCAGTTGGCGCCCATACAGAACGTATGGGAATGTTATACAAGTATGAAGAAATGAAAGAGCTAACTGACGAAGATTTTATCCTTCAGCAAATTGATTTACGTTGGAGTAATACTTGTAATTTAGCGTGTAACTATTGTTATGAATATTTTAGTAGTATTTGGGCAAAAATTTTAAACAAGTATATGGATCCTTTAAAAGATTCAACAGACTTGTTAAGTTATATTGAAAAAAACAAAGACACAATTTCAAATATTAATTTATTAGGCGGCGAACCTCTACTACAAAAAGAAAATCATAAACTGTTTGATATTCTTGACAATGAAACTAAAGGGTATATTCTTACTAATTTAAGTGTTCCGTTAAAGACAAACAAAGTTGCACAAAAGTTAATTGAAGATTATCCTAATGTATCTTGGGGAGTAAGTTTTGAAAATGTAGGTCCTAGATTTGAATATGTTCGACATAGAGCTGAATGGAAAACGTTAATGGAAAACATTGACTATTTGGTAGGTCGTGTACGTGAAGTTAATATTCACCCAATGTATAATATGTATACTGCATTTAATCTTATGGAGTTTTATGATGCTATTGCTGACAAAGGTATAAATGATATTTTTTGGTGTGCTATCTTAAATCCTAGTCACTTTAGTGTTTTTGATCTTCCAAAAGATATGAGAACAGAAGCTAAACAAGAAATTAACAGAGTACTTGAGAAGTACAGAGATAGTTATAATTCAGTTCATAGGCTAGAAGAATACAGAACAGACCTTTCTCACGATAAGCCTACTATTGATCACGAGTTTCTTAAGTTTACTAGAGATTTAGAAAGAAAATGGCATCCGGATAAGAACTATTCATTCCGAGAACTTTGGCCAGATTTGTACTCAAAACTTAAAAAACATAGATTAAAATAGGTTGCAAAATGCTGCAAACTGTTGTATAATGTAAAAATGTATGATATCATCTTTATAGGACCTAGCGGCAAGCAGTTCGATAAATTAAAAGAAAAATACCCAACAGCAAAATTAGCAGCTGACATTAAGGCTGCTAAATTAATGTGCTTTACAAAGTTCTTTTGGGCTATCTGGCCTGATGTCGATATTGATAGCAGTTTTGCATTTGACTATAAAGTTGACGATTACAGTAAAGATTACATACACGTATTTAAAAACCGTCAAAATTTTGACGGAATCTGTTTAATTCCTAAACGAGCAGAACCGTCTAATAGAGAAATTAGCTACAGATTTTTTACAAATAAAAAAGAAGTTGATGTTGTAGCATCCTCCCCTAGGGAATATCAAAAAATTTATGTAACTGATTACGATGATTATATTAATCAACTAAAAACAGTAGATAGTGAATTTGTTTGGATTGTTCCTAATGATATAACTGTAACATTTGATTTTGATTATCATATTCCATACTGGGAAAAAGATGTTGTACACGTATTTAAAAACGGCAAATATCAAGACGGCATCTTTCTACATCATAAAGACAAGTATATTTCAAAAAGAGAATACGACTATAGATTTTTTACAAACAAAAAAGAAATAGAAATTACAGCATCTTATCCTGCACAATACGACAAAATAATTGTTAGTAATTATAATGACTATGTTAAACAACTAAAAGAAACTAACAGCGAATTTGTCTGGGTTATTCCAGACGACATAGAGACTGATTTTATTTTTGATTATCAAATACCATATTGGGAAAAAGATAATATACATATTTTTAAAAACGGGTTGTATAATGATGGTTTATTTTTACAACACAAGGACAGATATATTTCTCAAAGAGAATACGAATATTGCTGGCATACTAAAAAGAAAGAAATATCAATATTAGCTTCTAGACCAAAACCTTATGATATTGTGTTTATTAGTTATAATGAACCAAATGCAAATGAAAACTTTGAACGGTTATTAAAACAATTTCCAGATAGGACAATACATCGTGTTCACGGAATAGAAGGAATACATCAAGCACATATTGAAGCAGCAAAAGTTTGCGACACAGTTATGTTTTGGGTCGTAGATGGAGATGCACAAATATTAGACACATTTAATTTTGAACATCAAGTTCCAAAATGGCAGAAAGATAATGTGTTTGTTTGGCGTAGTCGTAATCCTATTAATGATTTAGAATACGGCTATGGAGGTGTAAAGTTATTTCCTGTAAAAGAAACAATCGAAATGGACGTTACAAAAACAGATATGACAACTAGCATTTCTACAAAATTTAATGCAATGTTAGAAGTTAGTAATGTTACGGTGTTTAATACAGGAGAATTTGAAACTTGGAAAAGTGCATTTAGAGAATGCTGTAAACTATCAAGTAAAACAATACGAGGACAAATAGATAATGAAACAGAAGAACGACTTAAAAGATGGTGCTCCCCGGAATCCTCTAGTGGAAGATATAGTAAGTGGAGCATTAGTGGCGCTCGCGCTGGTAGCAGGTTTGGTGATGATAATCGCAATAAGCCAGATAAATTAAATTTAATTAACGACTTTGATTGGTTATATGAACAATTTCAGCAACATACCGTGGAATAGTATAAAAAGTTTTGGACAAAAAACTTTGCTAGATACTGACTTGTTTACAGTGTCTTGGATTCTTGCGAGATTTTGTAACTATAATTGTTCTTATTGTTGGCCTTATGCAAGATCAAGTACGCCGGATCATCAAGAATTAGAAACGTATCTTCGTGCTCTTACAGAAATTAAAATGCAAGCAAGAGAAAACGGTTTTAATAATTTTCATTTTAGTTTTTCGGGCGGTGAGCCTACTGCCTATAAATACTTTGGGGAGCTTATAGAGCATTACTGTAGTGATACAGTACCCACGTATCAAAGTATACATATGACTACTAATTTGTCACCAGGAAGCAAATGGTGGAATAGATGGTTAGAAACAACAAGAACTCTGCAACGTAGAAGTATAACAGCAAGCTACCACGCAGAGTTTGCAAAAGAACAAGAGTTTGGAGATAAATGTCTCCAATTAATGAAAGAAGGTGTATATGTTACAATCAATCAAGTTATGGTGCCAGAGATGTTTGACGAGCTGTACGAACGCTTGGAACGATTTGCCGCCAGAGGTATCAATGTCACTCTTAAGCCACAGTCCGATCCTACCGCCAGCTTCGTGGTTAGAGGTTACACAAATGAGCAAGTTACTAGAATGCAGCAAGGATTCCCACAGCAATGGCAAGGAGAGCAAATTGCACAAATCGCACTCTATGACAAAGACGGAAAAGAGTACGAACTTGATCAAGCAGAAAGATTCAATGCGTTTGGCTTCAACAAGTTCCAAGGCTGGTCGTGTAATGCGGGATATCAAGGAATAGTTATTCGTGAAAACGAAGTAAAGCGTAGTTACAGTTGTCACGACGAGCCTCTAGGAACAATATCAGACGGATTTGAAATATTTAAAGAACCACAAGAATGCATTACAGCATCTTGTGTAAGTTCAGCAGACTCAAAATTACCAAAGGTGAAAAATGTATAATCTAAAAGACATCAAAGATATACATCTTGAAATTACTAGCAAATGTCAGGCTTCTTGTCCTATGTGTGCTAGAAATATGCAAGGCGGTCCTACAAGTCCGTTTTTAGAATTAAATGAAATATCATATGGAGATTTTCAGCGTTGGTTTAGTCCGGACTTTGTTAAGCAATTAAAAAAGTTGTATATGTGCGGAAATTATGGCGATCCTGTTATTGCACGTGATACCCTAGAAATTTTTGCCTATTTAAGATTCCACAATCCTACAATAGACCTAAGTATGAATACAAACGGTAGTGCAAGAGATAAAGTATTTTGGTCTCGCCTAGCTGACTTAGATGTTGCTGTTAGATTTGGTATTGACGGATTAGCAGATACGCACAGCAGATACCGCATCGGTACAGACTTTAATAAAATAATAGATAATGCACGGGCATTTATATGTGCAGGCGGATATGCAATTTGGGATATGTTAGTATTTGATCATAACAAACATCAAGTTGACCAATGTAAAGAACTAAGCATAGAACTAGGATTCCAAGAGTTTCATCATAAAAACACAAGTCGTTTTAGAGAAGAAAGCCTTCCAGTTATTGACAAAAACGGAATACAAGTAGATGAACTTTTTCCTACCGAAAAAAGTTTACAACACAAGGCTAAAATAAACACAGACTCTAAAACAATTAGTTGTAAAGCAGTAAATGAAGGTAGTATATATGTTGGAGCAAACGGAAATATTACTCCGTGTTGCTGGACAGATTTAGAATATATGCCAACTCATAATTCTAGTAGAATAGATATTAAAACAAGAATAGGAAATGCACCCAATTTGCATAGTAATACTATGCAAGAAATATTTTCTTTAAACTTCTTTAATGATATTAAAGACACGTGGAGTTGTAGTCCATTAAAAGAATGTGCAAAGAATTGCGGAAGTTTTAGAAAGTTTGAGGCACAGTATGAAAGTTGATATTGAAGACGTACTCTTTTGGATGGATGCAATTCGCAACAGCGATGATCGATATCGCACACTTGAAAGTTTTTGGAAAGGACAAATACATAGCAAAGTTTGGCTAATTGAAAATTTAAAAACTGTACAAAGTTTAGATGATTTAACAATAACAATATACGGAGGCTGGAATGGAGTTCTTGCAAGTCTGCTTTTTAATAGCGGCGATTCTGTACGCAATATCACTTCGGTAGATATTGATCCTGTTTGCGAAACCATTGCATCAACTGTTAATAAAAGGCAAGAGATGCAAGGTCGCTTCAGGGCAGTTACAGCAGATATGTGCAATTATACTCAGGATTCAGATGTTGTTATTAATACAAGTTGTGAACATATTACACAAGAGCAGTACGAGCAATGGTTAAGTAATGTTCCTAAAAATTCAACTGTTGTACTGCAAAGTAATAATTACTTTGAACTTGACGAACATATTCGTTGTTCAACAGATTTAGATGACTTTACTAAAATGTCACATATAAAACCTTTTTGGCGCGGCAAACTTGATACTCCTAAGTATCAGCGGTATATGATTATTGGAAAGAAGCAATGAACTTAGTAAAAATCATAAACCACGATGCTGTTAATACTTTACACATTGGTTATATTGTAGGCACTACTTGTAACTTTAAATGTCATTATTGCTTTGAAGGGTTTAATGATGGAAAATATAGATTTCCTTTAGATTTAGAATTAGTTAAACAAAATCTAGGACATCTTATAAACATTTATAGGAAACATCATAATAAAGAAAATGTAAGAATTCATATTACTGGCGGCGAGCCTACGTTGTGGCCTGATTTAGGAGAGTTTGCAAAATTTTTCAATGAAGAATATAATTGTAAAATTTCACTAAGCACAAACGGAACGCGAACACTAAGATGGTGGCAGACATATGCAAAATATTTTGATGATATTGGTATAAGCATTCATAATGAAAGAGTAGATCCTTATCATACTATCGAAGTTATGGATTGGATTTATAACAACACAGATGTACTTGTAAATGGAACTGTGTTAATGGATCCTGATAATTGGGAAAGATGTATAGAGATTGTAGATATTTTAAAAAATCATCCAACACCTTGGTTACTAAAAGCAAGACCTGTATTATCTGAAGGAGAACTTAGTTTCTTTGATGATGAACAAAAAGAGTTTATGAAAGGCAAAATTAAAAAAATGCCTCCAGACACTTGGATACAGAAACAAAAGGATTTAAAAACTATACCTTCTTCTACTCCTAATGTAGAATCTATCCTAGAAAATGGTGAAGTGATAAAATATAATACTTTTCAAACACTAGAAAATAATTGGCAACACTTTACTGGATGGAAATGCAATCTAGGTGTAGACAGGATTGCAATAGGTATGAATGGCGACATACAAGGTGCGTGTGGTACAACAACTTTGTTTGGATTAGATACTCCTTTAAACATCTATGACACAGAACTAACAACTAAGTTTACACCAGACTTAGTTGGTCCAACAATTTGTACACAAAAATACTGCATTTGTGCAACTGATATTAGATTAACAAAGGAAAAGGTATGAACGAAACATTTTGTCCTTTGCCGTGGATACATTTAGCAACTCGCCCAAACGGAGATGTGCGTGTCTGTTGCACTGCCAATGCTAGTGGAGCAGGAATAGAAGATAATAAAGAAGTAGGGCTAGTAAAACAAGACGGTGTTAATATGAATTTACGTGACCACACAATTGAAGAAGTGTGGAATAGCGAGCATATGCGTAACACACGATTACAAATGTTAAATGGTATTGTTCCTAAAAGTTGTCGTAAATGTTTTGAAGAAGAAGCAAGAGGCATTAAAAGTAAACGCAACTGGGAAACAGAAGTTTGGCAACAGCGTTTAGACTTAGATAGCTATGTAGCACAAACAGATAAAAACGGTTACTTACCAGTTGACATTCCGTACTTTGATTTGCGACTAGGTAATATGTGTAATTTAAAATGTATTATGTGTAGTCCGCACGATAGCTCAAGTTGGATTAAAGATTGGAAACTACAGTATCCTAAGTACACAGACGACTTAAAACAAGATCAAGGATGGGATCCTAGCTTTGATTATACTTGGTATAAAAAAGGTTCGTTTTTAGATAGTATGAAATCGCAAGCAAAATATATTAAAGAGTTGTATTTTGCAGGAGGCGAACCTCTAATGATACCTGAGCATTATGCTATACTAGAGTTTATGGTAGAAGAAGGATATGCAAAAAACTGTATCCTAAGATATAACTCTAATGGTACTGATATTAGTGATAGGTTATTAGTGCTTTGGAAACATTTTAAAGAAGTAAAATTTAACTTTAGTATAGATGCTTTTGGCGCAAAGAATGATTATATTCGTTATCCTAGCGACTGGGATAGCTTAGTTGCTAATATGCACGAACTAGATAATACAGATGACAATGTTACAGTTAATATGGCTTGTGCAGTACAGTTATTAAATGTAGGCAGTCTTGTTGAATTAGCAGAATGGAAATTAAATCAAAACTTTAAAAAGATAAATCGTGCTCCTTATGGAGCAGGAGTTATAGGATTGCATTTAGTTTACTTG